TCTTCAACGGTATTAACATTTCCTTGAACGGAGATTTTAACCCATGGTTTCATTGTAGCGAAAGAATCATCGCCTAGAGTTTGAATGCGGAACCCTATCCTCTTAAGGATCTCAGTTATAGATCCACGAGGACTAATAACCCGTGCTGTTGCGACACGGGCTAGAGCCCAGGTTCCAATACTTTCCACAAGTGAAGTGAAGCTTGCGCCGGTGCAGAGGCCGTGCGCAAGCTTTACCACATCACCATATGGAGTAACGATTTCGGGGCTGCAATGCATGGCAACCACGAAATCGTGATATGACTCTGACAGAGTCTTACCCGTACTTCGTACCCGTGTGTAGCGCCGCAACATTTTAAAGATGTATTTCGCTAACCACGGGGGGAAATTCGCATCATATTTCTGCGCATCAAGACCAACTCCGAGAAGATCTCGATCCAGCCTGAAATATTTCGAATAATTCTGACCACCCCTATTAAAGTACGACTTTCCGAGCGCCAAACCGAAATCACGCTTGGTAACTTTTTCGTTCCAAGCGTTGAGCCACAGTTGAGCGACAGAAACGTCTCTGACATCGCATGCCTGAATCAAACGCCCGAAGGCCTTGTAAGGATCATGCGTCTTTGCATTATTGAATTTGGCATATCTAGTTCGTTTAGATCGGCCCGTTGCATAGGACCAATGCGGTTTTACGCGCAAGCCATTGTGAAGTTTATTGATCATTGATTGAGCTTCATTTTTGGCAAGGGGCCAGCAGTCTCGCTTTGACTTGTACCCCTCCGACTTATAGAAATAGCCTGGTGAAGAGTCCATCTCCAACTTAACATCATCAACATCATTACTCATGGTTACGGTTCCAGTTGCCTGAAACCATTTTCGAATCTCACCCTTGATATCCTCACGGACTGACCGTGAGTATATATGCGGAGAACGATTGTAACGCAACAAGTGTCGAAGTTGCTGGACTGAGTTGGATCGAATATTAACGTAATCACGTTCGTTACGCATATATGACGATGGCATCTCTTCTTTGAGAAATTGTTTGAAATAGGGACACGGCGGAATTCGTGTCTTCTGGGGACCGGCGGGAAGAGGACTTGTCCATCCAATGACCTTAATGTGCTTAAGATCGGACATGTCTTTCACGCCGATTGCCTTCTCAAGACGTTTTCGGCGCGCAAGGCGCTTCTTTCGTCTGTTACGTGCTGAAGGCTGTGAGTAATCGGGCATTTCCGAGTCATCGGTTTGCAGCCCACCCTCGCCTCTGGAGGACGATTCAGTGAGTGCGTCACCACTATCCGGAGATACCGATTCTAAAGTGTGCGAAGTTGAGTCACTTAACTCATACCGGGGGATTTCACCCTTCTCGGTGTGTGTCGAAGCATTCTCAGTACTGCTCATTTTCGCCACTCGTAGCTTTTGAACGGAGCCACCCGTTCGCATATTGTTAACGCCGTACCATGCTTAACCGCGCTGTAAATCGTCCCCATCGTTACTGAGGTCGAGCGCGATGCAATCTTCATGAGTTTCTTAACGCCAGACCTTATCTCTCGAAACACCTTGTTGGGTGCAAATATGGTCAGGGGTGAAGGACTATGAGTTACTTTTATCTGTCCTATCGGTGAACAATTGGAAGATTCTGGCAACGGGAGATTCCGTGCTTCATTTTCGAACTGCTCGTTGATGGGGGACAGGGCTGGCCAGCACAGTCCCGGCACAATAGCGGTTGTTCAGTCAGACTGAGACGGCATACTATCACTGGCCTCGCGAGGAGTCAGTGTGCCCACCAGGAAGTCAAGAGTGCGTCGTGCATCCTTTCCGATTCCCAATGCGGCAGTAACCATCCTTTTGGTGTCTTTGGGCATCAGGTCAGTCTCGAGCATGCCGAGTTTCCCCAATACTTTGCCGATCCGATCGTACCCTTTCTTTCGCCTTTTGTTGATCTCGCGCTCCGGGGATTGAACAACACTGTGTATGCTGCTCGCCGAAGAACGGATTAATGATTTGGCGTGTATGACGGGGTCAGAGTTGTGGTCAAGTCTCTTGGTCGCATCACCAAAACGTTTGTTTTTGGTGTGATACTTTGCATAAGATCGTTTGAGCACCTCCTTAATATCCTTCTCGTTCATTTCCTTCAGTCCGTCTAGACGCTCCTCAACTTTCGACAAAAACCTGTTGGAGGTTGGTTTGGCGCTTGTATCAATGAGGCATTTCATAGATTCGAACTTCGGTACTTCTGACAAAAGTGTTTTTATCAGATACGCACTTCCTGCTGACTGTGATTCTCCTCCTGGTGTCTCCTTTGGCGATTCGCTCATAGATTTCTGTGAGGTCGATGATGGGGACGGCAGTCGGATTTTCTTGGGAGTTCTACTCCGGGATTGCTTTCCAACGGAACGCGATCCTGACTTCTTCGAGGAGCGTGACCGGCCTCGACGCGATGTCTTAGATCGTTGTGATCGTGTAGATTTCGCACGGGATTCAGTCGCACTCTCCTTTTCAGATGGAGCAGGTGTTTGATCAGGAGACTGGCTTCGGGATTTTGAATGCGCGGACGTTTCGCTTTCATGATCCGTACTGGAGCGTGATTTCTGATCGCCCCTATCAGCCTCGGATGTTTTAAACTCCTCAATATCTTCACGGAGCGCTTGGTCAGCATGACCAGGACTATGGGAGCGCTTCTTCCCCGGCTTAGCTGCATGACTGGGCTGGGATTGCTTCAGTTTTGCGAGCTCAGCTGCCCTGATTTCGGCGGAATCAAGTCCATCAGAATGGACACTCGGAACTGGCGGCGTGTCACGAAGGTCGCCATCAGATGTGGACGATCTTCGGCCATAACCACGCTCATCCTGACTTGGTTCGAACGTTGAGTCACCACTCTCGGATGATTGTGATGATTCATCGTCCCACATGTTCGCAGATATCGCCGGTTTTGCAGCCTCCTTCTTTCTCGGCTTGTCTTTGTTGGGTCCGGTCGATTGCGGATTCAGGGTGTTGTATTGGTCATGGTAGAATTGGTTCCGCGCCTTGATATGCTTCGAGAGGTTGGAGTTACGAACAATTAGCCAGTTGAGCAATAGCTGTTGCCGTTTTTCAAGTTCTTCAGCTTCAAGAGGCCTCCATTTGAGTCCTCCAAACCTTCTCTCTTTTCTCACCTTACGACCTGCTGAGTCAGTTTTAGCGCGTTTCGGATTCTCAACAAAAATCAATTCCCATGCGGACATGGTTTGTGACTTCTGCTTGGGAAACTCCGCTCCATCGCCGTATTCCTCGCGCGTAGGCATGCATTGCATCGAAAGATCAGATTCAAGTGAATACTTGGTTCTCTTCCATGCTTTTGCCATGCCCGGCTTCCAGATTGGTGCTTGGTCCTTGATGCGTTTCAGACCTCCCGATGGAACAGCGAAGTCAAACCCAACAAAGGGGTTAACTGCGCCGAACAGGTAAAGGGCTGTTAGCTTCCGGTCCTGACCACGTAAGCGTTGTGGGACAACACAACGGTTTTGCTTCAATTGATCAATGTCAGGATACAGACTTGCTGCATCCGAACCTTCAAACAGGCCGTGCCATTCCAGTGGGAATCGCATGAAATGCGTTTTCTCCTGCTTGAATTGATGAAACGCTACACGTTGCATTGCTCGTGAGTAGAAATAGTTAACGGTCTCCTTGGATCGTCGAAGGAATTCGAACTTCTCCTTTGAGTAGGATCCTTTAATCTTTTTCTTCTTGTACTCCCGTCTCGGTGGTGAGTCGTCGGCCTCAGAGGTCGCAGTGGATTTACCAGTGTCAAGTTGATGGCTGGATAGCTTCCTCCTCTTCTGCTGCTTCTTGGTTTTCATTCGGCCAGCAGCTTGCTTCTTCGCCTTTTCTTGCAGATAGATGGCGTAGCGTGCCCTACGATCACCGGATCGTGTTTTGATTGGCGTCGCCCCCTCTCGGGTGGGATCAAATGCGAGATAGATGTCTCCGATCGTCATCTTCTCCTGAATGAGTTTCTCAATCAACGGAATTGCTCTGTGGTCCGTGTGGAATTTCCTCACTCCGATTTTCTCGAGGAGCTCCATCCTTTCGCAGCATTTCGTACCCAACAAGTGAAACACACGATCTTCAGCAGTCTTGTGCTTCTTGTTCTGGGTAGGAGCTGGACCGGATAGAATGCCTCCTCCTTTCGCCTGACATTTTCCAGCACTGTTAAATGCCGGAAAACTTGCTTTCGCAGGTTTGGATCGCTGTCGTTGACCTTTACCGCGTCTGCTGTCTTCTTGACCAGCTTGTTGCTGATCATACGCGTCCCTCCGATTGCCTTTCGACTTTCGGTTGGATACGTGCTTGTCTTTGCCCTTGCGGGACTTTTGTTCCTTAGAACTTTTGTTTCTTTTATTTCCAGGGTTTGCCATGATGTTTAGCTTTGATGGGACGTCCTCAAATGTGTCATTCCATTCTCGTCCCGTAATGGAGCAGCTAAAGCGATAGCTGAATCCTAGTATGATGCTGTTACAGTCGTGAGAAGGTCACCTCTGGTGCATATCCCGTTAATCATTCCAGGACAGTGGCTTAGTATGTTTTAACTTGCATTCCTTCCTGCCACCCCTCCCGGGGGCGGCGTCCAGCTCAACAAGGTATTCACGTCTAATCCACCGATGCCTTTGCATCAGCATTTTGGAATGAACCTACCATCATATGACTTATACGAGTATCATTCGAGCGTTTCGCCCCAGCATTGCGGGACTACTCTGCATACCAGTTTCATCGTACCTGGACAAAGCGACCATCAGCAGCAGCGATCACAACCTGATTAAGGCGGTCGTCAGCTCTGGTGGCAACGATGGGGGCAGGTGAAAGAACCTGTCTCCGATCCGTTTCTTAGCACCACGCCGTAGCATGGCACTGCGAAGGTCGGGGGAGCAATCCCCATGAACGAATCCCCTAGTGTTTTTCGAATTACGATAGCCCTGCGCAATTCATTCAACCTCCGAAAAGGTTTGCAGAACCACGGCTTACGACAGCAATATCGCATAAGTCAGTGATGACGTTGTAGTTAGTCACCCAGACGTGTCTTCAATGTGATGATTAATATTAAGAGCTCGCAAAGGTCAGCGGAACCATTCAACGTAGGGAGCTTATTTATAGAATCTACCTCAATGGAGTTCTACTAAGCATTCCACACCTTTTGGGGAACCCAAGACGAACTACGTCTCCGTGTCCCCACGTTAACTTTGATGCCGCTAATGCATCTTAACGAGATTAAGCACCCGATCACATGCAGTGCAAGTGAGTCCATTCCGCAGTCAATGCAGGACGCAGGCCTCTTTACGGGGACCACGTCCCCCCGGAATGGAGAGCGCCGTTTCTTACGGTTTTCTCCCTTCCAGGATGGACAACTATGCAGCCGAAAACTAATGGCCGAGGTAGCAATCAAGGTTGTTAATCATTGGAAACCGAGGTAGTTAATCTCGGTACTTCCATATCTTCAACCCACTTCCAATCAATCCAGTAATGGCAGTGCATGATCGTGATTGACCATGACACACATTCAAACATGTGGTAGTCGTACCAGTGAATGTGTACCAACTGAATCGAAAGTTCGTCAAAGCCTTGAGTGTTCATACGGCCAAAGGCCATTCCACCATTTATGATATCACTCACAGGACTCGAGACGCAACTGTTGTAGTCCTTCCTTCTCAAAGAGCCTGTCGTACTAAACTACGGTCGTCGCGAATCTACATCGAATAACGAGAAGCCGCTCCACGTCCACAAGTGCATGTTCCCCATTTCTGGGACCAGACGCTTCAACACAGCTAAACGTCTCAGTTCAGGGGGGCATGCCCATGCCCCTAATTCCTGAGCGATGACGGATTACATTAAAGTTCCAATAATTAGACGTTAACGGAGCCCTGGCCCAGGGGAGCATGGATTAACGTTCTGGCCGGGTTTTTCATATCGGGCAGATTCTTTGTTATCACTTCCCCACGCTCAAATAGGGCTCAGGTCTACGTTTGACGCCAGAAAATAGATGTTCGAGCGGATGCGTTGTTTTCTCAGCTCGAATATTCCTTTTCTGCAGCTAAAGCGACTCCAGTACCGCATGCCAACGCTCATAGGACAACCCGTGAGGTATATAAATAATCAACAGAGTGCTTTCAAGGTTATTTCCTATCCAATCGTTTAAATCTTGCCATTGTCCAACACAAGGTTGGTCTCGCCGAGACTGGATTGTGGGCAAACAATCTGCTGATAGCACCTCAAGCGCTTTTCCACAAAGCTACGGTATTATTGGAGCCACGTACTCCACGACTTACAGTGCTTCAAACAGCAACACACCGGTTGCATCACCACACCAAAGTAGAGGATAGCTGGGACCATTATATCGGTTTTTCGGCGGCATGCCTACCATTGACGGCGGCATCACCGCATTGCATGTCCAGGAGCGGGTGTCCCCACTCCTTAATGGTATTAATCGGGTTTCATGATCACTTAGAAGGGAGTTCCTCTTTTCCTTGACCATGACATAATATCATACCAATGACAGGATTCCTAGAGCAGTTACAGCCAGTACCAAAGTTGATAGTGAACTGTAAAAGCCCAAGCCGAATACGCAATCTTACGAAATGCAGTTAGGTTCCAATCTGACTACATTATGATTGACTTACAAACCAGGCAGGACAGTGAATTGCCTCTCTCATTGAGGCATTCAAACCTACACAGGTCAAAAGGGTCTCAAGCTGCCAAACGAAGCAAGGAAGTGGGAACGTTTGTTCCATGTTGTACCATGAGCCACACAACCAGTTTATCAGTCTCAGTCTCACGATCTGAAAGTCATGAGCGTTCGACATGAGTGGGTGTGGCACATACAACATTATCCTTGCCCCCTTGACACATTGACCATGGGGGAAAGTAAGTCGTGACACAACACAGCGTTAACTATGTCATGACAGCTCAGTCCGTATCACATGGATTGAACCGAACTTGACGTACCTCCTAAAAGTCACCTTAAGCCACCAGCGGGGGGTCCGTTCTGACACGGAAACCCATAGCGGTCTTAAGGAGCGCCTCGTGAGGAATCCTTCACGAGGCGCGCTT